ACCAGTACCAGCGATGGTAAAAGAAACCCTATAATAATCATCGGTAAGCGGTCCGTCAAGTTCTAATATTTGAGAACTTCCAGAGGTAGTTATTTGATCAAATGTCAATCGAGTGGTACCGCTGGTGAAACCACCATTATCATCAGATTCGACAATAATATCTAAGGTTTGATCACCCGTGCCTGATGATTCGAGTACATGCAACACCCCTATTAATCTCTGTGTTGCAGATACAGCACCTAGTTGAATTGATGACCCCTCACCACTAGATGTTTCGGCAGTGGTTGCGGCATTGTGTGCAACCACACCACCTACTAGGGATCCCTGAGCGCCCGCTCCTAGATTGAACTTATTCAATTCACCAACACTCTCACCCATCGAGTATTCCCCAGCAACGGCATTGAAGAAATAGGCAATATCACCGACAGCACCACCCTCCGCACATAGGCTAATTGGTTTGTTTGAAATACCGATATTCCCGAAAAGTTCAGCATCTTGGGTGGCGGCATCAAAAAAACCGGTTATCTGAACCTGAACAGTTTTAAGGCCACCTTTCATTAATCTAGTGTCCTCACCAAATACGGTACAGTCTTTTAATTCAGCACCGTACTCAATGGCAACGGCGTTACTATCACCGGTTAACTCGTAATCGTCCATGAATATTCGTTGGTTTGTTAAAACATGATTTGGCACTTTTAAACCTCCACTATAATATCAAAATCCATACGTACACGATAGGATCCGGTTTCACTATCAAAAATATCAGATTCGCTTATAAAATAAGTGTCTTGTATTCCTGTTTTTTTCCATCGTCTTAATGCTGATTTTATAGCATCCCTCAGTGTATCAACTTCTCCATAAGTAGAGGCAATAGCGTCTATTTGGTATCGGATTCTCTCAATACCAGCATCAACACCCATTGTTAGGTAATTAACTGATGATACACGACTATAGCGAATAGCTGGTTCAGTCCCCTGTTGTTTAAATTGACTTGGATAAACTCGTGTTGATGCAATGGCACTAACTCCACCATCAGTTGTTAATCTTGTGTATAAATCAGTGCCTACACTCATTATTAAAGAATAGCCTTGGTTGATAAAATTAAAGAATCCTTATTACCTTCTTCAACAGCACCTAGAAGATCATAAGTTTTACCATTATGGGTTAATCTATCAAGATTATCAATATCAGTTCTGTATCTTATTCTCCAGACAATATCCTCAAACCCTGAATTTTGCTCACCTCGAAATCGTTCAGAACCTTTAGCGCTTAATTGCTCAGCCCATACTGTGGCTATAGTTGCCCAGCTTTCAATAGGCTCACCATAACCATCTTGTGTGGGTGTGTTGGTTTCAAGTACCACACGTTTATTCATCTTACCGGAACAAGTGCCAGACATTACCATGGCCCTCTGTAAAATAATCTATGGTGTGCTAAGAGTGACTTTACGTTAAATGAGGGTTGATGTGATTGTAAAGGGCAATCATTTTCCCTTAATAAATACAAGGAACCTACTAATAGCTTCAATGCTTGTATTATGTCATCATCCACAGTTGATTGGCCAGCTACATATTCAATAGTAATGGCATTATGTTGTGTTCGGATACTAGGCCAAGATTCACCGTAGGCGGGCTCAATCCTCGCCGGTACACTATCGGTATCCACAGTGTACAATGAGCTATTGAGTGTCTGTATTACCCCTTCTGTATCAATATATTTAATACTTGCTATACTGATTACGGGTGATTGTGGAACGATAAACGATTGATCACCAATTGGGAAGCTATCAAGTTTGGCTGTAAGTGTCTGAGAAGGAATCGACCTATTACAATAAAACTCCATCCATTTTCTAGCTGCAACTATCTGTATTGTTATTAATGCATCGTCATCACTAACATCAACTTTCAAGTGATCCTTCATGTCAGCAAGTGAAACCGGTTCACTTGCTGGTGGAGTTGTTACAACCCAATTCCAATTCATTTTTTGGCACCCGGACGATATTTACGAGGTGCTTTTTTTGGTGTAGAAGGTGTTTTTTTTGCTGGTGAGGAGGGTGCTTTTTTTCTCCCAAAATTAACATAATTAACCCAATTCCAATCCCAATCAAAATAAGGCGATAGTGTAGGTAAGATTTCACATACCGGGTCAGGACACTTTGCCCACGCTATCGCTAACTTATCATCAATAGAGGGTTTACTGCCACATGTGTGGTTACACCCTGGCCCAGCTGCAGTTTTGAGCATTAATACTCTAACTTTATTCATTACCGTGTACCTAGATTATTAGTAAGTAAGGGATACCTGAATACCCCTTACTTGTCAACTTAATCGCTGCCTTCAGTCATTCATCAATTTATGCAGTGCCTTCAATGGGTGAAACGTGGGTTTCAGAGCCACCAATAGTTGCGCCGTTGGTGGTTGGTGCTTTACGAGGACCATATTGGATAGCAATGATTGATTCTACAACAGCATTGGCCGTGCCACGGTCAACAAATGGTTTTACATATCGCTCTTCGGGTTTTACGATATCAATGATAAACGCTAAATCATCATCATCATCGGCAACAGTTTGAGCTGTTCCAATTAAATCATTAAATGTTACATCATCGTCTGATTGTTGCGCCTTAACCGATGTTACAGCTGTTGAAGTGATGGTCCCAAAGATGATTATGAACATTACAGATTCAAAATTCTGCATATCTACCGCATTGGGGTCGATATCAGAAGTTCCAGCTGCAACCGAGTTGCTAAGCACTGTGGTTACTGAATTCTTATCGAAATTCATTTTTAAAGCTCCAAAATTAAACTAAAAGGGTGTTTTGCTTCAATTGCGGGTTAAGTATCAACTTCCATAGTCAAGTTGTTCCGGTCGGTCAGTTGCGTTGTGAGTACCAATTTTGGCATCTTTGGATTGAGTACTAATTTTGGCATCTTTGGATAATGCTACCATAGCACCATAGTCAAGTTGTTCCGGTCGGTCAGTTGCGTTGTGAGTACCAATTTTGGCATCTTTGGATAATGCTACCATCAACATTATAATTACAGATAACGGTAATATAATCCACAATATAATAATTCTAAATAACAATAATAAAAAAATGTTTTTCATTATCAACCCTTATCTTAAGTTTCGGGGCTATATTATATAGCCCCGTTTGGTTTAACCTTAGCTTAAAGTAACTCTAGCAAAAGCTTCTTCCAGCACAGGCATACCATCTGCACTAGCGCGACCGATGAAACCAGTTTGATTTGTTTCAGCGTATAATTCAATCAATCGCTGGATTTGTAGGTCCATTGCATCGGCAATCCAGTAATTTTTAAAATCACCGTATATACCTACATATAAACCCGTGGTGAAGGTGTTAGGCACGTATTCAGAAGAAAACACAGGACGGCTTTGGATTGTATCAGGTCGTCCTTCCACAACAGAGGCACGCCAAATATATTGATTATTTCCGTCTTTCAGTTTTGCAATCTGCTTAATTCCATCGCGATGGAACAACCAAGAGCCATTTCGCTGATATGCTGATTTAACAGAATAAAATGCTTCAAGTAACCCGTCGAATGTCATTGCTGTGGTAGTGTTTCCGGTTGATATATCACGACCGGTACTGATACCGTCATTGGAAGCTGTAAATAATCCCAATGGCTGGCCTGCACCATGACCTAACAGGAATGCTTTTTCTTCGGTGATACCAAATTTATAAGCAAGCCTCGATAGTACTAATTGTTCAGGATTCATCATACCAGAGCGCAATAAATCGTTTGATACTTTAATTCGTTTAGCAAACGGGTGAGGCTCGAGCTTGCGTTTACCAAAACTCATATCAGAATCTTCTGACCCTGTTTGCAACTCTGTTGTCCAGTCAGCATCACTAGGATCATTATCAAGCGATGGTGCACCGAGTGATTGAGCGTTGGGTACCTGAAAAGTTGTAGCCATTCCTCGAATAAATACTTCATCATCAAGGGCTTTGATTAACTGATTGGCCATTTGCTCGGGCATCATTATATAACCACCCTCAGTGTCACTACCTGCCTGTAATGCCCGCCACTCGTCGGCAACACGAGGATCAAGACGCTCACCCATTAGGAAAGAACGAGCAGCTTCAATTAATAGCGCTTGGCGTTCCTCTGTATTGTTCGGCTCACCACCATTGATTTCGGCGGTCTTAGCTGCTGATTCTGCAATACTTCGTTCGGCTTCAACTTGCTTTTCTACTCGCTCAATAGTTGATGTAAGCTCACAGACTTCACTGAAGATAGCGTCATACTTGGCGTTTTCATCACCAGTTAGTGCACGTTTCTCAGTTTCAGCAACATCAAGAACTTTGCGACCTTCTTCAATCTTAGCCGCTCGTTCTTGTTTCATTTCAGCAATTTTAATCACTTTTACAACTCCAAAAAATTAATATTAATTAAATTAGGACAATACAAGGATTAAGAGTCTAGCTTAATTCTCAGTAGAGCACAACGTTTTTCATGAATACTAACATTCCCCTTTTTCCACTTTTCCATTGATCGGACGGCAATGGTGGAATCAGAGTATGCTGGAAAAGTAACCGGAGACACATCAACAAGTCTGGAAAGCTTGGTTATTGTTCTAAGTAACCCACTGTCAGTATCACGCCATTCCTCACCACCTGGTGCTACGCCAAATCTAAAACTTGATTCCTTAATATCCCCTCGTTTAACCGATTCAAAAAGATCCTTACCCAATGTATTATTAGGTAAATCCACCTCATATAACAAGCCAGTACCATCTACAGACAGGCGCAAAGTACCGGAACTAACACGACCTAGAATGTTATCAGGTTTATGGTTAAACATGGCCCTTACATCATCCTCTAGTACATTATCAAATGCGCCCGGGGCAATTACCTCTATGAAGCCACCTAGGTCACGTGATTTACTATTGAAAGTTGAGGCATAACCAGCTATGGTCATTGGTCCTGAACCGGCCTCACGTTCCTGATCTAATACTGATACTTTTAATTCAGTATAGCGTGTTTCATCATTTGACATTTTCTTTTACTCAGTTAATAAAATGGTTGTTATCATTCTGAATTTTGCTCAACTACCACCGGTTGTGGACGTGTTTTAGCGTCCAATAGTTCATCAATGCGATCTGATGGCATAACATTGACAGGCACATAATACCTATCACCTTCAGGGATCGGGTTTTCTCCCTCAAGTTTGAGGATTTTATTAGCATTATAAGCACCCATATCCCACATCTTCCGGTAAAATTCTGAACGGGTTTTACTATCACCTCTAAGAATACCTTTCAAATCAATATCACTTTGCATTGTATGGCGCTCAATATCGCTAAATAATACCGAATTGTGGGCCAACTCAAAGCGGGTAATCCTTGGTAATAATGTATCTGTCACAAAATCAATAGCCTGTTGCTCGGTTGTATTAAATTTAACGCTATCCATTCTTTGGAGCTTATAAGCTGGTATGCGGTACATTCTGGCAATATCTTCAATCTGATAGCTTCGGGTTTCTAGTAGCTGGGAATCTTCAGGTGATACAGTGATTGATTTCCAGCTAAGACCTTCCTCAAGAATCGCAGGGTTGTGAGAACGACCGACTCCCTGGTGTCGTTTTGTCCAATCTAAGAGGCGTTTATATGCATTATCTGATAAAGCCTCATCGGTTTCTAGAACACCACTGACTACAGTACTATTGCCGAAATATTTACCAGCATACATTTCTGCAGCTTTACTTATACCTAATGTTTCAGCGTTTGCCTCAATGGGTGATATACAGTTAATACCATCTAATGATAACCCTTTAAGGTCTATGAACTCACCATGTAGCAGAATTCGAGACTTACCCCCCTGTGGGGTGTGTTGAATTGCGATAGCACCATTAGGGGCCATAAACGGCCTAATGGTGTCAGGATGTAAGGGTAAAAGGTCAGTTATGATACCCTTTTCATTAACTATCACCTCAGCCACTGCCCTACCTCGAAGTAGTAGCATTGATAACATGGTTTCTCGGTACTCCATGGTATTTTGAAAACGATTAGGACGTATATTCACTAAGTTATAGCGAGGATCAGAAAATGCCTTTTCCTTACCTCCGTCCTTTTCAAGTAAAACTTCCCACGGTAACATTCCAATACTTTCTGAAATTATACTAACAGCCGAATATACAGCCGTGATGGACATTGCATTTTTACTATCTACGTGTATTCCGCTAGAAGTATTTGAAAATAAACCCCTGAAAAGATTACTTAAGCCTGAGTCTTTAGGGTGGAGGGGGTTGAACTTCTCAGCCCTTGCGAATAATCTTTCAATTAGAGCCATTTTTAGCCACCATTAACCCTAAAGTCATTAATATTATACCACCAATGACGAGTGAAACCCTCAAGTCATACAAGTATAACCCATATTCAAATGAAAAGAAACCAGGTATTGTTAATAGTTCAGATATCCATTTTTTCATAATAAGACAATTTCCTGTTATTTATCATAGAGCGCTGATGTTAACCCTAGACATACAATAATCGCAGCACCTATTCCGCATTTAAGTTATTGAAAATAACTCGTTACTGTAAGTATCCCAATGATTAACCATTTTTTCATAATAATAATGCAACTTCCAAATCTATCGAAACGGCCGCACTTGTCACGGCCTTAGCATAAACTAAGATATCGGTACCTGGTGGGAAAGGTCCAAGCGGAATACTTAAAGGTGGTGAAATCAAATCCACCACCTGAAGATGTTCTCTTAACACCTTAAAGGCGGAGTATGGCGCACCTACACTATTACCATTAGGCCGTTGCATGATCAAAAAGTCCGAACTTTTACCACTATCTACAGTTAGAGTATAACCTGTTATTAGTGCGCCTTTGATTTTAGTATTAGGACCACGGGTGGGTGAAGGTATAATTGTAGGGACTGTGAAAGCACCTATTTGGCTCTCCCCTCTTGCAATATCAGTAGCATCGATACAACCCCATTGTGCCCCACCTAGAGTTTCAACGCAAATATCACCAACATGTGAAAATACACCATTTGTTGCAAAGGTGCCTGATTCAAATACCTCAAATCTTTGTAATCTTGTAAATAGATTAACTGATGATGCACCAGCACTCTCACCCGCTGTTGGTACTAGTTCAATTGTCACACTATTAGAATTGTCGGATCCAACAATTCTAATAATTCTTGCGCCAGATCCGGCTATATCATCATTAATATTACCAGCTTTAATTCTCAAAAATTCAGGACTTGAGAATTGAGGCATTTTATAAATGCCGTCCGTTGCTACTATATCAAAACTATTGCCTATATCACTATTCCTACCGAAAACGTGGTCCACATGGTACTCAGTTATCCCTTGTGATGCCATCCAACTAAAACTACTCATAACACTCTAACGCCTCGATCATCATAAACACTTGAATCATCATCAGTTACATCATACATTGCTCTACCCACTCCCATGATTAATGCAACCATACCATCAATTTTATATTGTGGCTTTTCTTTTGTTGGCGTTTTAAAATCTGTCTTATAAGGTTTCATTACAACATTTCCGGCCATCCATGTCAACACCGGACAACCGTCGTGATGCAATCTACCTGCACAAATTGCGGCATCCACCTCATCCATTGCCGGACTCATCATTTGCGCATTTTGCCTAAACTCAACTATATCACACCCTGAATTTTGCAAACGTTGGGCCATTTGTGTGGCTTTCCATGGGTCATAGGTCACCTCCCTAACATTACCAACATTGAGGAATTCAATAACACATTCTTCGACTTCGTCTAACTCGGTCTCGAATTCACCAGCAATAGTTAGATATCCATCAGTAACCCAAGAGGCATATGAATTATTTGCATCGTCATCCTTTATACGTTCACCAGGTAGGAAATGATGGCCGAAAATATAATAATTTCTACCATTATCTAAATCTTTATAGTAAATCCTCATAAATGAACATATATCACGTTTACTAGCTAAATCAAGCGCTACAACCATTGGTATATCACTGAAATATTCCTCATTTAGATTTTTTGCACAATTTTGCCAAGCCATTGCAGTTAGCCAAGATTCTCTTGCATTCACCCACTTATTTAGGTGCTTTATTAAAAACTTGTTTTGATTCTTAGAATTGCGAATAGCGCTAGCTTGCTGTGTTCTGAGGTATTCACCATTAACTGAGATATTATAATTAGGGTTAGCTTTTTGTAGGACACTAGGATCTGTCCAATCGTCCTTTTTATCAACACTATAGATTATACCGAATATTCTTTCAACATCATCACCATACACGAGCCCACTCAAAATCTTCTGTATTTCCCTGTGCTTATCATAACAAGGGCTTGATGTATCAGTACCTGCGGTTGTAATTATTAATAGCATGGGTTGTTCTCGGGCACCCATTCCTGTGGTAGCAGTGTCAACTTGTGAGCTGTCCGGGTGTTCATGGTATTCGTCCACAATCCATAGGTGGGGGCTCGCACCATCTCCAGGGTTTCCGATGACAGGCTCGAACTTTGAGCCATCACTAGGGATAGCTAGACTCCTGGCGTTTATCTCGATATCGAATCGTGAACATAATGCTGTGCGTTTAATCGCCATCAGTCTGGCGGGCTTAAATACTTCGAGAGCTTGTTTTTCATTAGTGGCACCACAGTAAACCTCGCTACCGGTTTCATTATCGGCAACTAGCATATAAAGTGCTATGGCTGCAGCAATGACACTCTTTCCATTTTTACGTGCAACATTTATATAGGCCTCCCTAAATCTACGGAGTCCATCAACTTTATCAACCCACCCAAACAAATTTACAACTATAAATTTCTGCCAAGATTCAAGCTTTAGACATTCACCCTTAGCAGCCCATTTTCCCTTAGTGTGAGGTAAGGTTTCAATAAACCTAACTGCCCTTTCCGCCAGTACTGGGTCAAATTCATATTTAAAATCTTCTCGGTCAATGTCAGAAAGGAATCTTTGACAGGAATTTATAGCGTCTTTGCAATTTGGAATACCCCCATTCACTACACTTAAAGCATAATCATGTGCATCTTGAGAATTAGGGTATCCGTTAAACATTATGATTAGGTTTCTTTTTAGGCTTCTTTGATCGAGCTGAGCGAGTTAGTGTAACCTCTCTTTTCCAGGAAGGCCAACGGTTTACAATTTCTTTTGCCCTCTTGTGGTTTTCTCTCAGTAAAACCATCAGAAGTCTTGATAAGGGTCCTCACCCTTATGTTTAGAGTTCCCCATATTTATTTTTGACCTTGCCACTGGTGTTAAACCTAGTTCATTTGCAACCATTCGGAACTGTGTATGAATTGTTACTTTACTATCAGCCTGACCACTGATAATAAGTTCGAACAGTCTACAGTACGAAATCATAATACCGTAATCCGTGGCCTTTAAAAGCTTACTATGCTCCAATAGTTCAACTACTCGGTACCATTCATTTCTGGCCCCATCAGTGAGATTGATAGGTGGGGGTGGTAAAACTGGAAAATCAAAATCATCAAGCGAATCTCCCTTTTCACCATGTCTATCTTTCCTATAAGTGCCTTTTAACTCATGGAGTTTATTGGGTTTTCTTATGTTCGCCATGCATTACCCCGAATTTCTGAACTGACAGTGTAAAAA